AATTCTTCTTAAGAAATTAGAGTAATAATTTTCTATTTGCTTAAATCTTCTAAGCAATACATCAAATTGTCCTGTTAATCTATCTTTTGCTTTTTCTTTAACTCCACCAAAACCGAATTCATACCAGTCTCCACTTTCCATTACTTCTTTTTCATTATATAATTTTTCATATAAATCATCAAAATCTTCTAAAGAAGGTAATTCTCCACCAGCCTTAGGATTAATTAAAGCCTCAAAATCTCTCTTTAAATCAGCAATACCTTCGCCTCTTTTTCTAGATGTTCCCCTTAAGCTTTCATAATTAGATCCTACTATGGCTAATTGCTGCCTTATACTATAAAACTCATCTTTTAATCCCTTAAACGGATCAGCTGCAGCTTGACCTAAAGCCTTTTTAACACTATTAATCGCTTGAGCTGTTGATAATTTACCAGTTGGTTTTTTGTTTACAACATTTAACATCTTAAGATGCTTATCAAGAATAGTCTCAACTACTGCATCACCAGATACACCCTCTAATTTATGAGAGCCTTTTGGATGCGCAAAATCAACCAAATCTTCGCCTTTTTCTTTTGAGGTTTGATATAATGTATTGGCTGTTTTAAATTTTAAAAATTTCTCCTCAAGCTCGCTCGCATGAGAATGTAAATTTGATTTCCTAAGACCTGCACACAATCTTAAAATATCTTGAGATAAATTACCAGTTGGAGAAAAATCCCTCTCTTCAACAAGTGATTTTACTGATTTTGTTGGGACATCATTTTTAATTATGCCTTTATCTATCGCTATTTTTTCTAAAGAGCGTAAAACTGGTGAATCATCAAATTTATTGTGCTTAAAAGTCATTTGTTTCCTCAAGAAAAAGATTGTTCTATAATATGTCTAATTATAGAGTGTCCTTATTAAATAAATATATATGCAGAGAATTTATTTACATTCTCTTCTTATCCTAGAAATTATTTTTCTACCTATATTCATCTCTTTGCTTAACTGTAAAATTGATCTAGGATCATTGATAATAAAATTAATTTGCTCTTGAGTCAACGTAGCTTTATTATGCGGTACTCTACCTAAACCTTTACCAGTTCTAGATAAACTAATTTTTTTCCTAGTCTCTTCTGTAATTACTATAGGTTTTTTAGGCGACAAATCAGTAGTGCCATTATATAAAACCCTTAACCCATGCTTATTACAATATCTTATATCGTTAATTATTTTATATTTAGCCTTGCCACTCACCTCACAACCAGGCGCATAACATTTTATATCCCCTGTCGCAAAACGATCAGCATTACGTTTGTCCCAATTTTTCTTAATACTTTCAGATTTCCTTTGCTTCGTCTCTTCTGAATCCTTTAACCCAATATGAGCCTCTGACATTTTCTTGCGCTTCTCAGGTGTATAATCTATCGGATTTGCTAACCTAAGCTGACGCATCCTTTCACAATGCTCAGGAGTCCTCTTAGTACCCAAACCAGGATGCCCCTTAGTCTCTATTAACTTCTTAATAGATTCAGAATGCATCTTTCTTCGCTTCTCTTTCTCTTCATCAGATAATGATGCGTGCCAGTTCCTCATCATTTTTTTAAATTCTTCTGATTTAGGTGCGTTGTATCCACCACGAGAAACATTGTAACCATTAGGAATTAAAGAATTATATTGTTCAACCAATATTGTTTCAGTATTATTTGCATCGTCCCAAGTTTTACACGTTGCAATTACTTCAAAAATAAAATTATTTAAACCGTGTTTAATTAATGCCCTTTGTACTATTTGCTCTGGCTTATTTTTATTTGCAGCATTTTTATGCGCTTGCCAGCGCCTTTTAGGATTATTTGTTTGACCTATATAAACTTTTCCATTTATTTGATTTGTGATTTTGTATAAATAATGCATAATACCTCTACACAGTATATATCACAAAAAATGCAAGAGTTCAGAAGTATAAAATTTCCAGCATGGGGTTTAGGGGCGAAGGTGGGGCTGTTACCATACCAACGGCGGGATGAATTTCACTAGGTCTTCTAGTGGTTAAGAATCCGGTTTCGCTAACGAACAAGTTAGCTCTTACGGGATATTGTTGATTTGTTTCATATTGGTCTGTTTGAAAAAACATTCTATCGAACCATACAGTAACTCTTCCAGATCCTTGAGTGCTATCATCTCCTGGAATATTAGCTACATAATATGTATAATTTACTATTGTACGAATTGCATTAGGCTGACCACTTCCAACTAAATCAAAATTTAATGGAGTACCAGCGACAAAGTTAATAACACCATTAACAGCATTTAAGACTACTTTAGTAGTTGATGTAAAGCTGCTTGGTATAATGTTTGGTTTTTTTAATTCGGCTTTAATATCTATTGGTGTAACTAAAGTTCCGTTAGGTCCTGGAACACCAACAGCGGGTACAATAACGACTTCATTCCAAGATACATTGGTAAATGCTCTTGTTTTAATATCATCAATAACACCAATAGGAGCAGTTCCGTTACTAACAGTTGCCATGACTTGGTTGCCAATGACAGTTAGCTCGGCTATCATACCAGGCTGAAATTCAGCTGATGGATCACAAATAAAACTTGCCGGGAGTGAGTTTCCGACTTGAACTAAGCGAAGAATGGTGTCCTCCTATTAAAAATATGACTTTATATTCACATTACTATATAACATGATAAATTAAACAAATTATTAATCTTCAAATGTAAGATCTGAATCTGAAGATGTAAAATCAGGATCTTCTACATCAATATCTAAGTCTAATAAATCATCATTAGAATAACTAATATCAGCCATATTAAATACAGTTCCGTGACCTTTTAAATTTTTAACCATTCTTTTAGGGTTTAAATTTTTTGTATGACGATCTGATACTTTTTCTGGATTTCTAGGTCTTTTACGAGAGGCTTCTGTAATCATTGTATCAATTTCAGAAACTGGCTCATCTGAAATATTATTAGCTTTAGAAGAAAGACCGGCATCTTCTAAAATGTCAATTGCTGAATTTAAATAGTTTACAGCATTTTCAAGATTAGAGTCATCTACATTGTTAGCTTTTTTAATAAGAACTTTTTCCATTTCAGAAGCTAATTCTGAACTTAAATATTTTTTTGACATACAATATCCTTTAAAGATCGTTAACTAACTCTTCTAAAATTTTTGTAATTTCTTTTGCTTCTGAATACATACCAGCATTATCAAAAAGTTCTGCGGCAGCATTTAAGTAATCAGCAGCTTTTGCAAGTTTATTAAATCCATAAGATTTCTCTACTTGATTAGCTGTTAATTTTTTTTCCATTGATTGATAAATTTCATTCTCAAAATTTTCTAATTTAAACATATTTACCCTTTTATTATATGTTAGGTTTTTGCCATAAAAGCTAAATGAAAAGGTAATTTTTTATTACTCTGTTTTATCAGAAAATAAAAAATTATATAAGTTATTTATAAAAAATGCTGGTAGGGTACTAGCACCCTACCAGCATATAACATCAGTAAGATATTATTTTATAAAGTATCGGCTACTGACATTAGCATTTTCTTAACAAAAGATCTTGCTTCTAAACCGTAATTTTCTAATAAACGATTTAATTGCGGTAAACCTACAAAATCTCCTAAACCATCTAAATCTTTTTGTATGCCAGCGAGTGTATTAGGGGCTAAATTTACTGATGGTAAATTTAAATGCGCTCTAATTAAACTTACTGGTATTTGAACTAAAGGAAAAGCTTCTTTAGTCATTTTTCTTTTTGGTTTTGAAGAAGATAAAGATGAACCAGATGATTTTGATTTGCTTGATGAGCTAGAGCTGCTTGAAGGTTTTGACTTGCTTGATGAGCTAGAGCTGCTTGAAGGTTTTTTACCTTTCTTGCCTTTGTTGAGTCTCTCCATCAATTTTTTCTTTTCTTCTTTTGTCATAGCTTTTTTAGCTTCAACAACCATTGAAGCTAATTTTAAGCTTACTGTTGACCCGCTATCCATTCCAACTGAATCTAAAGCGGCAGAAGCTGTTAATAAGCTATCAATAGCTACATCTAAAGCGGCTGTAGAGTGCA